CTCATCCTCAAACTCAGGTTGCATTGCTGCTGTAATTTTGTCAAAGATTTTCTTACCAAATTTATATAAGAATGTTTTACCTTCATTCTGAGGATTGGTTGGATCTTTTACAACGTAGATATTAGCAACGTATGATAACTTTCTCTTCTGCTTACGTGCAAGGTCTTTGTCTGCATCTATGCCACTATTCCATAGTATGCGATTGTATTCTGATACTGGATCTTTTTGTCCGATGGTTGTTAGACTGTTCTCTATGTACCAACCACCAGGACCTTGAAAAGCATGTGAAAATACTTTTGCCCATGGTAATTCTTCACCATCGGGTGCTGGTAGGAATCTGATTACTGCGTAACCATTTCCTGCTTTGTCTACTTCTAGTTTCCAAAGACGTTCATCGGTATTACCTCCGTTCGTCGTCATCTTTTCTATTTCTTTGGTCAACTTAGAAGTAAGATTTCCAAGTTTAGATTGTTTTTTGAGATTTGCGAATGTCATAAGTTTGACTCGTAGTATTCGTCGTATTGAATGTATTGGTGGATTAACACCTTGCATATGCAAGTATAGTATAGTCTACTATTTATGCCTTGTCAAGTAGGTAAATTATATCATTAGATATTTTGTCATGTAAGGATTTTCCCTCCATAGTCACATATCTATGAGATTTTTTGATGTAGTCTACATCTCTATTATATTTTAGATCACAAGGCAAATTGCATTTATCGGTGCCCATGTATAATATAACATGTTTTTGATTCTGTAGCACAGATTTTATACATGTGTAACATATTTTCTGATCAACATTTCCAAGATGATCAGTGTATATCTCATCAAAGTATGTGTCTTTCCATTTTTCCATGATAGGATTTGATTTGTTTATGTAATCATTTTCATATTGTGGATCTGAATGAGGGTTTTTATGGCACTCAGTTATATTACACCACTCACTTTTTCTCTCATCATAAATCTCAAATCTTTTTCTTTTTGACATTTGTATAATGAATAAATCAAACTCATGTATTTTTTCTTGATGCTCAAATAAATTTCTGCATAATCTTCTGTTACTACCTCCACTTCTTGAAATATTATATTCTTCTGCTCCTAATTTTTCGCAGAGTCTAGTGCTAAATCTTTTATCCCACCCGTTGGAACATCCATGTAGTCCTAAAGTTTTTGCACACCCATCAAAATATATTTTCATTTCTCATACTTTTTGAACCATTCTTTCATTGATGTCTGGTATCCAGACTCACGATATGGAGGTTCCTTGATCCCCTTCATCTTTTTGTAGTCGTTGTGCATCGCTTGGAGCAACCATGCCTGTGATAGTTGATGAGGTCCTTCTTTCAACAATTGGATTTGAAATTTCGATAGACCAGCCTTCATCTCCAAGTACTCCTCTCTCCACGATGTGTGGGGTAATTTGTCTGTCATCTTCCTCCCATGTAGATTTGATTTTATCAATGTCTTTATCAACATCTGCCATAACTTGTAGTATTTTACCATCAATCCATATTTTATGCAACCATTCAATCAAACCTATTATCAAATGCGATAAAGGAAAGGGTTGTTTTTTTGCCCACCTCTTAGATTTGGTATACCAGTTATCTTCACCACCCCAGTAGTGTTCAAACTTGTACTCAAACTTCATCTTTGTTTTCTGGTTCCCTAAAGTGATGAGAGTATGCATCATCAATATCTGACATCTCCTCTTCACATTTAGATTTGTATGCCCACTCTGTTGTATGTCCTACAGACCACTTATCTGAGTTCTCTACCATGTAATTCTGTGAGCAAACCTCAAAGTCTGGTGGTATAGTATTATCAGCAATAAGACTTTGATCTTTCCATATGATTCTGTTATTAGGTTGCAATGCAAACTGTCCATTGTCAAGTGCTATACAATTGAATGACTTATGCTCTGGGTCATCTTGACTATAGTTTGTATTGAGTGTGGATGATTCTGAATGACAATTATCAATTGTAAAACAATACTGTCCTTTATGCATCTGTCTGTCTTTACCAAAGAACTCACACCTGTTTAGTAATGGTTTCTCTATGACTGTCAAATTATAATCAAAACAATCCCATATCTGTAGTGTGTCAAGTGGCAGCAATTTGTCTGGATCATAGTCTGTCTTCCACACAAAAGCACTGATAGGTAACTTGTCAAACAGTGCACCGTAATCATACAATAGTGTTTCAAAGTACAATGCTTTGTGTTGCACACTTTTGACTGAGATCCATGTGCCTGGCGTTGTCTCACCATGACCCCTTTGATGATCGTATAAAAATTCTTTCCTTACATGCACTGAAAAGGGAGGAAGATTATGTACTAGGAATGCCATTATTTTTTAAGGTTAGATTGCATTTTGTCAAGAGTATCTTTCATGTTTTTAAAGATAGTTGTCATGTCGGAAGTTCCAAAACCAAGCATCTTAGTTTGGTCTTGAAGTTTTGCTTTCATTTTGAGTGCCTCAGGGTCATCCGATAGACTCATTCTTGTCCACATGATTTGTTGTTTTTCAAGTAAACTTTTTAGTGTCTCAATGTGCATCCACTTTGCATCATCACTCATATATGGAAACTTTAAGATCACACTGTATAAATCTTTTTGTAAGTCATAGATATCCTGCATCTCTTGTTTTACAGTTTTTGACTCAAAAAATTCAGACATTAATTACTTTTTTTCTTGTACCATTTTATATAGTCACTGTTCTTCTGTCAAGGTAGACAATATAAAATCTTTATATTTTTTTCTATCTATTTTCATAAATGGTAGATATTTTCTAACCTTCATACCCACTGCTTTCCATACAGGATCATTTAATTTTTTGTCAAAGTCATCACAGTATGAGAATAATTTCTGGTAGATACACATGTTCTCCACACTAAATCTGTTCGCTAAATGTTCCTTTAGAATTGGTGGATGTCCTTTTGATGTGTCGAACAAATCTTCTAACTCATAAGTGTCTAATAATTTATTAGTTTGAGATTTAAAATCATAAAATAAACTTTCTGATCTTCTTATCCAATCCTTGTAAACAGTCTCACCTGACCTGATAATATTACCAATCCAAACTCTTTCTGGATTATCTGTTGCCACAAAATTAGCAAGAAAAAAATTACATATCTCACTGTCTTTATATTTTCGAGATGTTTTCTCAAAGAAATATCTATCCTTTCTTTTATAAAATGATTCTACCTTTGCTTTTGATCTACCACCATACTTATGGTAATCATACTTTTCCCTTGTAAAATGATTCTTGAAAGCAAGATATTGTTTGTAGGTATCAAACGGTGTCATACTGAGGTGCAACTTTCTTAACTCCTGATAATTGTTTGTTCGCTCTGTACCATACAGGATCGGAATTACATTTGGTACAGATTTGATGTGGTGTAATAACTTGATGTGCCATGGCAAACAACTCTTCTATAGGTGCGTCTATTGGTGTTGCTTTGTAATTGAGATACTTCTGCCAAGCAGGATCATCAAGTTGTCCTGTAGATGCAAGTGTCTCATGCAAGTATGCAATACTTGGACACTTCCATAGTTTACCTGAGTATACTTGAAGATTGGGTGCAGTGCAATAGGCAAATGATTCTTTAGGATTGCCTGACTCCCAAGGGTAAAATTTTTCATCCTTCCACTTTAGTATATCAAACCACCAATCATCCCATGGTTCTGATATCTCTAATGTGTTTTTTAAATCTATGCCTTCTTGCTTCGCAGTCTCAATAAGTTTATGTACATTATCATAAGTTTTTTTTCCAATTTTATTGACAGGACTAAGGTGCAAACTGATCCTAAGTATTGTTCCCTTCTTCATATGTCGAAGTATCCAATCTTGATTTTGTGGTAGTAACAGACCGTTTGAAAAAATTTTTATGAACACTTTGCCTTTATAATAATCCTCAAGAAAAGTGAGCACCTCTTCGGTTCTTGGTTCTAATAATGCCTCACCACCCAAAACACTAGCATGTGACCATACATCTATTCTTGGTAACAAGACCTCTAAATCTTTTAGCAATGAGTCGATTGACAAACTGCTGCCTGGTGACAAGACACCACTGTTATGATTACATCCTTTGCATGCTAAATTACATCCATTATGCGAATGGATACTTAGCATTCTAAACGTAGGTTTTTTTAGAGACCTCTCATATACATCTTCTGGTTGAGGTTGAAAATTTTCATGATAGTATTCTACAAATTGTCTCAGTGGAGACCATAATTGTTTTTTATCTCTTCTCTTTCTGAATATTCTTGAAGATGCGTCTAGATAATCTTTCTTGTTCATACAGTTTTCTTCAACTTAGGATCTAATTGTTGGTTTGCTGTATACCAAACAGGATTTTTAGGACACATACTGCATATGGCATGAGGTTTATCGACCTCTATGACTGCCTCTCTAAGATCATCTTTAGGTTGATACTCCAAATATTTCTGCCATGCAGGATCATCTAATTGATTTGTTGCTGCTAATGATTCCCTGAGATATGCTACCATACTACACTTCCATATCTTACCCTTAT